AAGAGCCTGGAATGATCCAGGGTGTAGAATTTATGAATGGTTCCTATCTGATTGTCTCCGATGAATTATGGCAGTGGAGCACTGATGCAGACGGAAATTATAATTTTGATTGCTTCAAGTGCTACGATCAGTCTAAAGTAGGATCTGCAATCAATGAAAATTATGAGCAGATTACGGGCGCACATCTTGTCTATCCGGCAGGAACCGGAGGAGCATGGACGTACATCACTGACAACATTATTGACGATGATGTTCTCTGGCCAGAAGCTACAATAGCCACTGGAAGTGGCGTTGG